ACAATGAGCCGGTTAGAGAAGAAGCTGGAGAGAATGGAAGAATTACTGGCAAAGAAAAAAGCCACTGCGCGAACAGTGACTTCGGAGCAATTGCTAATCAATTTTTGAAACTATCTACGAGGTAATTATGGCAATAAATATTGGTCGTGTAAACAATCATGGTGAATTTTATGGATAGCTACGAGTTTAGTATTTCTCAGCAAATGCCTGCAAGTTACCACCAAGATGATGACAAATGGATACGTGAAATGCTTCTCAAACTTGACCCAACGACAAGGGTGAAGATATCTCATAAGTATTCCGAAGTATACGAGCATAGTCGCGATACTGAGCCAGTTTCTTTCCGAAAAGATAATCGCGCAAGGCATCACGCCAATACAAGATTAAGAATTTTTGTAGATAAATACTCCCCTTACAGCAAAGGGGCAGTCTCTGAACCCGAAGTGCTGCTAGGCACTTGCCAATAAACACATTCCCCAAGGGCAAAACCAAAAAGGGAAATTTCTTCTTGGAAAATGCAAGTCGCATATGGCACTAGCCAAACCCCAAAATCCAGAAAAAACGGCGAAAAAAAATAGGTCAAAACACGCGTTTGTGAGTTCAGTACCTAAGGACAAGGAGAGGGATTTGAAAATATCCATAAAAAACAATGTGTTACAGAGATAAAAACGACAGGTTTTGTCGGGTTAACCCGACAGATGTTGTCGCTAATTTGTAAGTTATTGATATATAGGAGTAAAAATGAGGGGATTTGTAAGAACATTTAATAATTCCGAGTTTTTTTCACGGATTTCTTCCGTTGGTGGCTTAGGCGTGAAGCTCTATGGACTTCTGCTCGACATGGCAGATTGGAGGTTGGGAAGGGTAGTTTCTACCCAAGAGGAGTTGGCAGTGATGCTTGATAAGTCGGTTAGGTCGATTGAGCGAGCTGTGAAGGATTTATCAGAGCAGGGCCTAATCAGATACAAGCGTGGGATCTACGCCATCAACCCAGAATTCTCTTGGGGCGGCAGGAGTTGGAATATACCCAAGGCAAGTTACTACACGATGGGAAGCAGGGCTGGAGAGGTAGTGAGCATCGTTCAGGTTGTTAGGGAGATTAAACGGGAAAGTTTGGAGGAAGCAGGGCGCGAGACTTTGCGAGAGATAACGCGCCGCAGCAGGAAAAAGGGATAATAACATGCTAAGTATAACACCAAAGTCTAAGCAAATCACGGCCTTGAACATGCTCAGGGCTAACTGGAAAGAGCACAGAACCATGCTCCTTTCTGCAAGTGTTGGATTCGGTAAAACAGCAATTTCAGCGTTCATAACCGATGGCATGGTAAGTCGTGGTATGCGAGTCCTGTTCGTAGCGCCCTACACAGTGCTGCTAGACCAGACCGCAACACGGTTCGTTGAGTATGGCTTGCCAGCAAATGAGATCGGTTATATCTGGCGAGACCATCCGCTGTATGACCCGTCAAAGCTAATTCAGATTGCTAGTGCCGATACGTTAATCAGGAGAAAATTCCCAGAGAATATCGACTTGATGATTGTCGATGAAGCGCACATGCGCAGGAAGCAGATCCTTGAAATTATCCGCGATACAGGAATTCGAGTGATTGGACTTTCTGGTACGCCATTTGCTTCATGGATGGGAAAGTACTACGGAAAACTGGTGAAACCGACAACGATGAAGGAGTTAATCGAGATAGGCGATTTAAGCCCATATGAGTTTTACGCGCCTGACATTCCTGATGTTAGCAAAATTAAAATGTCACGGAACGCGTCATTTGGCTCGGACTACAACGAGGGCCAACTTTCCGAGCTTATGGGAGAGAGTAAACTGATTGGCAATGTTGTGAAGAACTGGCTGGAGAATGGTGAAGATAGACCGACAATCTGTTTTGCCGTAGACGTTAAACATGCAAATCATTTAACCCTTGAGTTTATCAGGGCTGGAATTAACGCAGAAGTTATGACGGCAAACACGAGCCATGAAGATCGGCAGATGATAATCAACCGATTTGAGTCAGGTGCGACAAAGGTAATAATCAACGTTGGTGTTCTTATCGCAGGGTTTGACAGCGATGTTCGTTGCATAATCTACGCAAGACCGACAAAGAGCGAAATCCGATGGGTTCAGTCTCTTGGTCGCGGATTAAGGACAGCAAAGGGCAAGGATAACTGCCTGATATTCGATCATTCAGGCTCAGTGCTACGCCTAGGATTTCCTGACGACATCGAGTATGACGAGCTACCAGAAGACTCAGATGGGATGAACAAGAACACCACCCATATTAAGCCTGATAGGGCGGCAAGTGCACCCAAGGAATGTAAAAAGTGCCATTTCATCAAGCCGGCAGGTATTCATGAATGTCCCAAGTGTGGATTTAAGCCTATTTTTGGGGAAAACGTAGAAGTCGATGAATCTAGAGGCTTAAAGAGGGTCACCGGAAGCCAAAAGAAATATAGCCAGCAAGAGAAACAATCTTGGTGGAGCCAGATCAAGTTTTATCAAAAGCAACGAGAACTATCAGGCAAACCAATATCCGATGGATGGTGCGGGCATACTTACAAAAAGAAGTTTGGGGTATGGCCTAAAGGAATGCAGAACACCCTATCAGAGGTTACCCCAGAAGTTAGTAATTTCATCAAATCAACTCAAATCGCATTCGCAAAGTCTACAGAGAAAAAACATCAATCCACCCAAGCCCCTCAGCCTAGCAGCGAGGAGTTAGCAACCTCTCGAATAGACAGAATACGCGAAGTTCTTGGAGTCTATAAAAATGAGAACAGTCGAAGCAGTCAATGGTAGGTGGGGAGAGGTTTTCAATCACTACCAGTTACCCCCAATCACAGGGAAAAACCACTTCAAAGGTGAATGTCCTATCTGTGGTAAGCGAGGAAGATTCAGAATCGATGATAAAGATGGAAAGGGAACATTCATCTGCATCTGTAAGTCAGGGAATGGGTGGACTTTACTTGAGGAAACTCAAGGTAAGGATTTCAAGACCCTCGCCCGAGAAGTAGACCGTATAATCGGCAACCAGTACAAGTCAGATAATTTTACAAAACCAGAACCTCCCCGCGTTGACCAATACAGAGCAAGAGTTGCTGCAAAGTTTGCAGAACTTACACCAATCAGAAAAACACATGCAGAAACTTACTTCTCAAATAGGGGGCTGAAAGAGCTACCGTTTTCTGACGTTAAATTTTTCGAGAAAGAAAAAATACCAGAAGGTGTTTTCGATTCTATTTGGTCAATCGCAATCGACGACAAAGGTGAGGGCTGCTATCTGCATCGTACATTCATCGATGGGGGCCAAAAGGCTAAATTCGAAGCCAATCGTAAGTTAAAGAAATTACAGGAGGATAGTTATCTGGAACACGCTAGGTCTGTTGCTATCAGGATGTTTCCTGTTTCGACAACGCTTGGAATATCAGAAGGCATAGAGACTGCGCTCTCATGCAAGCAGCTATACGGATGTAATACATGGGCAACAATGAACACTAACTTTATGAAAAAGTTTAAAGCGCCGAAGGGTGTAGAGCACCTGATTATCTTTGCTGATAGCGATTCCCACGGAGCCGGTTTAGCGGCAGCATTTGAGTGTGGCAACAAGAACATACTTAGCAATAATGACGTAAAGAAGGTAAGCGTTAGATGGCCTGAGCGCGGAGACTTCAACGACATGCTTATAGATGGGTCAAAGGTCTATCAACAGATACTCACCCGAAACTAACCCCCACTAAACAGGAATCCCCATGAAAAAACTCAGCACCACACAAGACCTTATCTTCCACGATATGAACCAATCCCGCGCTATCTTCAACCGTTATTGGAGGTCATCATCGCTACCGCCACGAGAGCGAGATAAAAACAGACCGAAAACATTCTCTCGAAGAGATAAGGTTTTTTCAAAGATTATTCGCCTAGAAATGATGGCATCAATGAAAAGGATTCAGGGGTACTCAGAGGACTTGAAGCTGCTTATCGATAACTGCGAGTCTGAAAATACCGAAAATGATTTTAACCCCCACACCGCTTAAAGCGGTTTTTTTATGTCAGTAGGAGAGGGATATGACACCAAACATCAATTACAAATACTCAGTATTTCGTGAAGACGCCATGGAGTACCTGCTACAGAATGTAGAGCAATTCCCGAAAGAAGTTCCGGGAAAAATATCTATTTCGATATTCCAAGGCTGGCGATGGGTCGAGTCACTGGAAGGTGAGATTATCTTTGCAGATTGCCTATCACCTTGCATCACTGCTAAGGACTTGCAGGAGCGACGCGAGCAGACAGTAGAGCTATGGGGATGCCTGAAATGATGAATTACCAAGAGATGAGTGACAGTCAGATTAATTTAGAGGTTGCAAAAGCGTTAGGGCTGGATGTCTCAATGATGCTGTCACTTCTCAACGCCCGTGAATGCCCAATTGGTGGAAGAGCGGAGCAGTGGGTAAAGAATAACAAAACCGGCGGTAGCTTCGACCCCTGCAACTCATGGGCTGATGCTGGGCCGATAATTCAGGAGAATCGAATTTCATTATTCGCATCAGATGATGAAGGTAAGTGGATGGCTCAATTCATCAATTATAAAACTGTTCACATGGACAAAAACCCACTCCGAGCAGCAATGATTGTCTTCCTCATGATGAAAGGC